AAAGTGGGTTTTTGGCCAAAATACACATTTTCAACGTATCTACGTAAAAAGTTGTGGCCATTTTTGCAAAAATTTTTGGCCACAAAGTGGGTTTTTGGCCAAAAAATCGCCATTTTTTCACACATTGACAATTATTGACAAAAATTTCACGAGAAAAAATGGCCAAAAATTCACACCGTGACAATTATTGACAAATATTGACATCAAAAAGAAAAGGCCCTGAAATTGCTCCAGAGCCTCCCTTTTTCAGCGGATGATGCCTAAATTTTCAAACATTGCCATGACGGAAACGTATGCCATGAGTGCTGCAAAGATGAGCAACATAACGAACAAGTAGCGCCTTCTCTCAGCTTCCTCTTCTTGCCGTTTCTTCTCTTTTAGTGCCATGCGCATCATGATAATTTCCTTCAAGTCCTTAGAAAATCCCATCCAGAGCACACCCTTTCTGTCCCAAGAATATCAGTCTTTGACTATGATGTCAAGGTTGATAATGGCCACTATCCGTCTGCAATTTTCTCCTTTGTACCGGAAGATTACAGCAGGAATCATCGTGTCATACTGGATTTCGCCCACGGGTTTTTGAACAGTCGGATTAGTGCCACGAATGCGTACCCAAACCTTACCATCGTCGATACTCTTTTGGTCAATGCTAGAAATATCGCACATCGCTTATTGCACCTCCTCCCGCATCAAATATCGCGCAGAGATATACATGAACTGTTTCAAAGGCATCGCCTGCCGAGGAGTATTGCCCAGTACCTCGTAATAAAGCGGCTCATGCGTCTGCTTCCGAATCACTGCATAGTCTACCGCCCGACGAAGAAGTCTGTCCATTGCAATGGCGCTCGTGTGATACTTCACGCACAGCTTTCGGTTAATGTCCACAATGGTGGGCGATTCGTTGTTCTGCAGAGCGTTTTTGAGAATATCGATAGCATCGATGAGAGCATCAAAACCGCTCATCCAAACAGGCACACCCATGCTATCTACGAATTCGTATGTAGTCATCACGACCTTACCTCCACGTCCGGCAGAATATCCGTGTGGAAATAGAGCTTATAGTGGTATGGATCGGTATGAGTGCCGGTGATATCCTCAACAACATACATGGTGTATTCGTTCAGGTAAATATAATTCTTCTTATACTCGTTCGGACCGGTCTTCACCGTACATACAAGTTCATTGTTATCATTGTTCGAGATGGACATAGCGCCTTCCATTTCAAGGATAACATTGTCCGTACGTGCATTATAGACCGTGATCCGGCGCTCAGCTTCAAAGTAGTTGGCCTGCTTGGAAATATTCCGATTCACCTTATCCGCTTCGGAGCAGCCACACAGAGCCACACAGCCCACGAGCATCATCAGGCATGCAACAACACAAATAATACGATTTTTCATAGTTAATCACCTCAACCAAATACCATGTAAATCAAAAGCAAGAACCATCCTGTATATCTGATGATTCTCTGTTTTTCTTTACCGATGTTCTCAGCAAAAGACATTCCAATTGCGATAGCTTGTAAAATAATGCTTGCTAGCAGCACAATTCGCATTACTTCTTCACACTTTCCTTTCCAGTCTGGTCATCCTCAGGCCAGTACGTGTAAATATCATCGAACACCACCGGGATCTTGCTCTGCAGTTCCTTCAGCAGAGGGCACATCAGTTCTCTCATCTGAGGATGGGCCGCTACAGGAGTACGCAGCTTGAAGATATTGCGCCACTCACGGTAGTTTGCCGTGACCACAATCTCAGTCTTCAAGCACAGCGGCAGCACGCAGCGAGCCTGTTCGGGACGGAGACGCAGATCGTATATCATGTGTAAGTATTGTTTTTCTGCCGTGTTGCAAGCCATGACCCAGCTTATAAACTCCTCAGAATTATCCTGCATCCAGAAAGGCTGAATGACAGCAATTTCTCCACCAAACTTCTCCTTCGAGTAGTTACAGTACCGGGTGCTCTCCTGTGCAAAAGAAGCAATGCGGTGCCGCACCAGCTCATTGGCCACGCCACGATCGCACGTGAACAGCACGCTCAGTTGAGAATGCTCAAGCATGGCCTCGTGCCCTTGCTTCACCAGAAAGCCCACCAGTTTCTTTGCCGACTCACCATCCAGCGTGATCTTATCCTCGCTCTTGTAGCAGACACGGGCCACCCGCTCGATCTGCTGCAGCTCCTTGATGCCACCCTCAGAAATATCAGTAAGGATTTCGTACTTAGGTTCAATGATTTTCATAAAACGTTTACCTCCATAATATTGTTTAAATATCAAGCATGAATCAAAATCAGGCCGTCTCCCCTAGCTTAACTTCACGGACTACCCGGTCAAACTCTTTGATCTTTTCGATGATAGGATTGATGTCCTCAAAAGTAGGGTTCGCAATCAAAACTTTATCGTTCTGATAGATGCGGTTTTCGATTTGAATATCGCACGGCTTAATGTCACGTTTCAAGCAGAAAAGCGCATCATAAATGAAAAGTTGCTTCATATCTGCCGGTTCATGCTTGGTTCTCAGAGCATGGATGCGTAGAAAATTGTTTGTGAAGTCGATCGCGTCAGCTATGCCGTAGCAGTTCTCAGAATAATAAAGCCCTACCTCAGGAATCATGTGAAAATCAATTGCGTCATTGATATAAGCGTTGAGCGCCTTCTTGCTCTGAGGAAACTTTCGTCCAACTCTAATACTTCTCGCCGCATATGCATGCGGATTCTTGATGTCGCCCTCTGGTTTAACGAATTTCATAATTAGATCCCCTTTTCATCAGTGAATTCAGTATTTCGAGCTGACTGAGGCTCTTTCCATTACCTCTTTGGGCCACCATGCTGATGCCAATATCCTCGATCGGGATAATGTATCCGAGATGAGCCAGTTGCTTATGGTCGCAAGTTTCCACCTTCGGACACTTCTGGCATTTAGGTGCAAGTATCGTAAGTGCTCCGAAGTCGTTGTTCATGTTGTCCACTCCGATATCATTTTGCACTCCCAATCCCCACAGATATCACCCGAAGCATGTTTCTTTGCAAACGCCATGCCCTTCTTGATGGCCTCCTGCTTATTCTCTGCTTTGACTTCAAAAGCCTGATGTCCACCACCATTGTCGGTACATTCAAACCAAAATGTGTACTTCATATATCAGCCAGCCTTTCTCTATCAGGATCTCGCAAAATAGAATCCCAGTCTCTAATAAGTTTCCGTAAGCCATGATCATCTGCTATTGGGTTCATCGTTTCTTCATCATATTGCACTATGACACTGCCTGCTTTATCGCATCCAAATCCGCAATTCCGACACTGAATCTTATACTTGATTTCCAGGTTTGTCCCAGTGGTCGCTGTTCCGTATACAGTTGGCCTCACTTTTGAATAGCATACCGGACAACATCTCATATAAAATCCTCCAAAATCGAGTCAAGCAGAATCTCCAGTACCCGGTTTAAGCCCGCCACCACACGATATGGCCACGGTTCTTTCGGCTTCACCCGGGAAGGGGTATCAGACTTTCTCAGCGCACCATAAAGCCACCTGTCGAACTGTCCAAGTGAAATATCATTCTCCATGCACCATTCACGGACATCTACGTAGCTAATGTCGCCATTCATGCAAAGCTCGACCACATCACGCAACTTAGCGTTCGGCTTGATCAGGGTATCTTTTTGAAGCTCGTAATCCTCAAAATACAAGTCCTCGCGTGACCTGTCAGGCCTGCGAATAACTTGTGCAACAGCTTTGCCATTCGCATAAAGCGTCGTAACATCCTCATCAATGTCGATTCGAGGGATGTCGTACCTCCATATGGCCTCAACAACTTCTTCGTAGTCAATCATATCGCACCTCACAGCAGAATCCGAAACCAGATAAACCAAAGCACCTTCAGCGTGAATGCAATAATGATTGCCCAAGCGCATAAAATAAGTGTCAACGCAATAGCCCGGCCAAGAAATTTGCCAACTTTCGTCCAAACATCATTCATCCTTATCAACCCTTTCGAGACCTGTGAAATATCCGATGCCAATATGACCACCATCGCAATGATGAATTGGACGGAACGCCATCAGACCGGACAGATGGTTCTTCGCATCCTCGGGATTACAGTAGGGATGCCCATCGTTAAATTCCTTCTCGCAAAATCGGCACTTGTAAGTCGGATAATAAAACGTCTTCACCCCACACACCTCCTAACTGCATCCACCCGGCACTCCGCAGCGTTCAACTCAAAAATAGCCGCGTCCACAAATTCCGGGTCACAGTGCTCGAAGTGGTTCCGAGCCACCTCCAAGGCTTGTAAAGCCTCCCGCAGGGTATTAACCGTTGTCGGGATCGGCTCCATGCGGAATATCTTTTTGGCATACTCAGCAATTTTTTGCAGCATATTTCCTGCACCTCCACATCTTTGTAACCTGACGAGCAGTCAGCCAACCTTCTACGTCATCATGGCCAAGCAGCTGCGCACCCATCGCCTCGATAAGCCCCTGCTCAAAGCCATAGGAACCCCAACCCCAAATGCCATCCCATGTACGATTTCCAGCAGCATCATATGCAATAATTTGCTCACCACCATCATGCCGTCCGCCAGGAAGAAACTCCTGATTGTCCGGTCTATCCATCTCTGGCCAACGGCGTCCATAAGTATGCGGAACCTTAGCGTGCTTCAGCAGAATATCCAACTTCTGCATCTCAGTCATGCAACTCCGAACCCGCAGCTTCCAAGTTTTTTTCGACATGTTTCTCATTTTAGATTTCTCCTTTGTATTCCTGATATTTTACGATTTTGGTTGTTTCAGACTGGATATGATGCAGAATGTCGGCCATTTCAAAATGGCCATCTGCGGCCAACACTCCAGCAATAGCATTTAACGAATTCATATCGGTCATCGTAAGATTGACTTCAGGAATAACCTCGACACGTTCTTCACTGATAAAAGAGCCATATTCTCCACAATAATGGCACTTTATGCGTATGCGTCTCATTAAAATTCTCCATTCGATGATAAAAATAAAGAGCCGCAGATTTCTCCACGGCTCTTCACCTTTAATCTTCTCCAATTAGTTTCTCATATTCCTCATGTGTAATATACTCGTTTCTAAGTGCATCATACAGTCCGCAAAAACGGCCATTGTGATATCCGTATTTATACCCGCTGTCCCAAGCCTTGTTCCATGTCTCAGATTTGATCATATTGATCTTCGGTCTAATACATGTGTCATAAGCTTCAAACAGCAGTAATGCTACGGCACCGCACATACATGCCATTTTTACAATAACTTTCAATGCTTTTTTCATGATAAGTATCTCCTTTCAAATATGAGTTTACCTCATAAAGGAGTCCGTTATTTTCGCGCCTTCTCTTCAAACTTCACGGGCTTCTTGCTGCCCTCCCGTGCACACTCTGTCAGGCACTCGTTGCAGGGTTCATCCGTCTCCAGCACCTTGAAGTTCTTGCACTTCGGGCAGTAGGTCGCATAATCCACTTCGCGCATCCAGTCATTCATCAGGCTTCACCTCGTATAATAAAATAGTAGTATTTATAGACCGCTCTCCAGCGGAATGCTACAATAAGTTCAGGATGCTGTGG